GGACCTGGCGGCGCGTCGGGCGGAGCTCGCCGCGCAACTGGTGGAGGACGCTGCCCGGTTGCGCGCCCAGTTGTGGGAGCCGTGTGTGGAGCGCAAGGCGATGGCCGTCGCCCAGGGCGGCAACCTCGGGTCGGTGGTGGAGGTCGTCGAGGTGCACCATCCGCGGCCGCCGTTCGCGGATCAGCAGCGGATCATGACCTGCGTGGGGATCGCGGTCGACAAGGTGCTGGCGATCGACCGGCACGACAACCAGGCTGACGAAGGCCTCGCCGCGGTGGACCGTTGGCTGCGGGAGATGATCGGGGAGGCGGTCGGGTGAGTAAGCGGGTCGAGGAGTTCCTTCGTACGATGGCGGACCACGCCGATAACGAGTTCTGCTTGGCGGCGATGCTGCGGGTGAGGTCGGCTCGGGACCAGGAAGCCGAGCTCGACGCGGTGCTGGTCGAGATTGGCGAGATGCTCGACAAGCTGGCTCGGACCATGGACCTGTTCACGGACCAGCTGTTGGCCTTCCTCGCCGTCGATAGCGGCTGATGTTGGTCGCCCCGCTGGCCGGTAAGGCGCGTCAGGCGGTCCATCTCGCCGAGCGGCGCATCAACGTGTACGAGGGCAGCGTCCGGTCTGGTAAGACCGTCGCGAGCCTGCTCACCTGGCTGCGATTCGTCCGTCAGGGGCCGGCGGGGAACCTGGTGATGGTCGGCCGCACCGAACGGACGTTGAAGCGCAACGTGATCGACCCGCTCGTGGAGATGCTCGGTCCGGCCCGGGCCCGCCACGTCCGCGGCGAAGGCGAGCTCCACCTCCTCGGCCGGCGGGTGTACCTGGCGGGGGCGAACGACGACCGTGCGCAGGACCGCATCGCCGGGCTCACCCTGGCCGGCGCCTACGTCGACGAGGCGACGCTGATCCCCGAGGGGTTCTGGTCGATGCTCCTCACTCGCCTCAGCGTGGAGGGGGCGCGGTGCTTCGCGACGGCGAACCCCGACCATCCGGGCCACTGGCTCAAGGCCGGGTACCTCGACCGGGCCGCGGTGTGGCTACGCGGCGACGGGCAGCTCGAGCAGCACCAGGGTGACCAGGACCGGCTCGACCTGGCGCGGGTGTCGTGGCGCCTCGACGACAACCCGCACCTGCCCGCTGCCTACCGTGCCGCCCTCGAGGCCGAGTTCTCCGGCCTGTGGTACCGCCGCTACGTCGCCGGTGAGTGGGTCCAGGCCGAAGGGGCCGTCTACTCGATGTTCGACCCCGAGCTCCACGTCGTCGACGAGCTGCCCGTCGACGACGGTGGCCGCACCGATGTGGACCGGTGGGTCGTCGCCATCGACTACGGGACTGTGGCGCCGTTCGCGGCGCTGCTGGTCGGTGTCTCCGAGCATCACCGGGCCGTGTTCGTCGCCGCGGAGTGGCGCCACGACTCGCGTGCCGCGCGCCGTCAGCTGACCGACGCCGAGTACTCGACCCGCTTGCGGGAGTGGCTGGCGGTCGAGACTGGCCGCCCGGACGGCGCCGCCCTGATCGACGCCCTGGTCGTCGACCCGTCCGCGTCGAGCTTCATCGCTCAGTTGTGGCGGGACGGCTGGCCGCACGTCCGCCACGCCGACAACACCGTCGCCGACGGCATCCGCGACGTCGCGTCGCTGCTCGCCGCCGGGCGGCTCAAGATCCACCGTTCCTGTACCGGGCTCCTCGGCGAGTTGCCCGGCTACACGTGGGATCCGAAGCCCGGTCGGGACGGCAAGGAGCGGCCCCGCAAGGCAGACGACCACTCCGCGGACGCGCTGCGCTACGGAGCCAGGGGGTTGCGGCGGTGGTGGCGGCACTGGCTCACCGCCCCCATCGCCGACCTCGACGAGGCCGAGGCGGCGTGAGACACGCTTCTACAGGCCCCCCAGACGGGCCCAGAAGCCGCCCGGCGGTGGTGCCCGGCCCTCCGGGGCCGGTTGCTGGTGCAGGGCCGTAGGGGTCAACACCCGATAATCGTTGAGGATGTCACACACCGACCGTAAACTGTTGCCTACGACAACAGAACGGGGTACGGTGATGCACAAGGACATCCGCAAGATCGCCCGGCAACTCGAAGCGCAGGGATGGACCATCCGCTGGGACCACGTCCACCCGATGGCCTGTCCACCCGACAAGACCATCCCCTGCGTGCCACTGCCCACCACGCCGAGCGGCGGCCGGTGGCGTCAGAACCTCATCGCCCAACTCCGCCGCCACGGCGCCAACCTCTGAAGGGTGCACCCACCATGACCGACTGGACCATCACCATCACCGCCACCACCGACACCGGCGCCCCCCTCGCCGCCGAACCGGCAACCATCGACCGCCTCGTGGACGCCTTCGCGGCCGGCGAGCGCGCCGGCGCCATGTCGATCTCCCGGGACAACCGCACCGTCTCGGCGACGTTCTCGCTCTACGACCGGCCGACCGCCGCCGAAGCGTGCCTCGCCGGCATCGACACCTTCGGCGAGATCCTCGCCCGCCACGCCGACGCGCCGGCGATCATCACCAGCGTCGAAGCAGCGACGTTCGCCACTCACGACGCGGAACTCGCCCGCCCCGCCCACCCCGAGCTCGTCGGCGTGAAGGAACTCGCCGACCTGCTCGGCGTGACTCGCCAGCGGGCCTCCTACCTCGCCCGCCACGGCGGCTTCCCTGAACCGCTCCAGGTCCTCGCCGCCGGGCCCGTCTGGGGTCGCCGCGCCGTCGAAGGGTTCATCGAGACGTGGTCGCGCCGTCCCGGCCGGCCACGAACCCGTAACCACCGTCCCGCGTCGCGCGTCTGACACCAGCCGGGGCGTCCGGCCGGGCGGTGTCCGACCTGGCGCCCATCATGGGCGGCCGTGCCGCTCCCCACCGACCCAGCCGCCCCATGGCCACCCCTCGCATGGCGGGCGGTCGCCGCCGACATCGACACCGCCGCGGTGTGGTGGGAGGGCGACGAGGCGCGCCTCGTCGAGCTGTACGGCCGCCCCCAGGCCGCCCCGGCCCGCAAGACCCTCGCCGCCCGGGTCCGGTTCTGGGCCCGCCGCGCGGACGACCAGAACACCGACCGCACCCGCCTGCACGTCCCCCTCGCCGCGGATGCTCTTCGGTGAACCGCCCGCGTTCACGGCGGTCGATGCGGTCGCCGTGGAGGACCGGCTCGCCGAGCTCGCCGAGCTCGACGGGATCACCTCGACGCTGCTCGAAGCAGCCGAGGTGTGCTCCGCGATGGGAGGCGTCTACCTGCGCACCGTCTGGGACACGACCGTCGCCGATCATCCGCTCCTCGACGCGGTGCACGCCGACCGGGCCGTACCCGAGTTCCGGTGGGGGCGGCTCACCGCGGTGAGCTTCTGGCGGACCGTCACCCCGCAGACCACCTTGAGCGGTCCGGTGGTGTGGCGGCACCTCGAACGCCACGAGCCGGGCGTGATCCTCCACGGCCTCTACGAAGGCACCTCGGACCGTCTCGGCCGCCAGATCGACTTGGATGCCCATCCGGACACCGCCGGCCTCCCCGACGTCCTCCCGCTCCCCGGCCCGCTCGCCGGGCAGCTCACCGCCGGGTACGTACCGAACGTCCGCCCGAACCGGCGGCACCGTGGCCAGCCGGTCGGCCGGGCCGACACCCAAGGCGTCGAGCCGCTCCTCGACGCCCTCGACGAGACGTGGTCCAGCTGGATGCGAGACATCCGGCTCGGCAAGGCGCGCATCATCGTCCCCGACGAATACCTCGAACGCGCCGGGCGCGGGAAAGGCGCCCGCTTCGACACCGACCGGGAGGTGTTCTCCCCGCTGGCGATCGACCCGACCGCCTCGGATCGGGCCGGCAGTGCGATCACCTTCGCCCAGTTCGCGATCCGCACCGCCGAACACGCGCAGACCGTCCGGGCGCTCGTCGAACAGACGGTGACGACCGCCGGGTACGCCCCCGCCACATTCGGCCTGGACTCCCAAGGTGGGGAGGCGACGGCGACGGAGGTGCGGGCTCGAGAAGCCCGGTCCCTGCGCACGACGTTGCGGAAGCAGGCGTACTGGCGGGTGGTCATCGCGGATCGGCTCGAGCAGATGCTGGTGTTGGATCGGGAGATCTTCGGCCGGCGGGTCGTCCCCGCGCGGCCGCGGGTCGACTTCGCGGATGGGTTGCCGGACGATCCGCGGCGCACCGCGGAGACGATCGACCTGTTGAACCGTGCGCAGGCGGTCTCCGTCGAGACGAGGGTCCGGATGGCGCAGCCGGATCTCGACGAAGGGCAGGTCGCCGGGGAGGTCGCCCGGATCTTGGAGGAGACCGGTGTGGCGGTGGCGGATCCGACCGGCGGTGCCGGCTGGGACGGCGGGGGGGGTCCGGCATGACCAGCACCCGCGACCAGGCCGACGCGCTCGGTGTGCTCATCCGCGCCGGGGTCGACCCTGCGGAGGCGGCTCGGCGTGTCGGGCTCGCCGGGCTGGCGTTCACCGGGGCGGTGCCGGTGTCGCTACGTCTCCCCGAGAGCGACGCGGCGCAGCTCGAGCAGCAGTAGCGGCCGGTGGTCGCCGCCGCGGATCCCGAAGCCGCCGCCGAGGCGGCGAAGGCGCTCGCCGAGATCTACGCCGCCGCGCAGGCCGAGCTGCTCGCCCTCATCGGCCGGCGCATCGGGCGTGGTATCGACCGGGACGGCTGGGCTGCCGCGAAGCTCGCCGAGCTTGGCGCGCTCGCCGAAGCGGCCCGGCTACGCGTCGACGCGCTCGCGACGTTCGGGCCGGCCGCCGCGGCCCGCATCGTCGAGCACGCCTGGACCGCCGGCGCCACGGCCGCTACCGGCGAGCTCGGCGAGGTGGGCATCGCCGCGGGGTTCGGGACGGTGAATCGCGACGCGGTGCGCCGATTGGCCGGTGAGCTCGCCGGGCAGGTCGCCGCGACGCATGTGCAGATTCTGCGTTCCACCCTCGACGACTACCGCGCGGTGGTGGCCGAGGCGTCGGGCCAGGTGGTGACCGGCACGTGGACGACCCGTCTCGCCGCGCAACGGGCGTTGGATCGTCTGGCGGATCGGGGGATCACCGGTTTCGTCGACCAGGCCGGCCGGCGGTGGGGGCTCGACAGCTACGTCGAGATGGCGACTCGGACCGCGACGGGGCGGGCGATGGTTGCCGGCACCCTGGACCGGTACCAGGCGGCGGGCCGTGATCTGGTGATCGTCTCGGACCAC